CCTCAGCCGACCACGCAGGAGCCTGGCTCGGTTAGTTAGAGGTATATTGCCTTGCGGTAACCCCGCAGTTTCTAACCACAAAAAGGAGAGCCCCTCATGGCTAAAAAATACTATAACGACAAAGCCGCTATGATGCGTGCGGGTATGATGATCAGTGAAGATCGTAGTGCTCCATGTAATCTTCCTCGTTCTGTTATACAGCGCGAATACCCACAAACAATGAGCTATATGGATAAATCCATTGCTGATTTATATAGCGGGGTTGAAGAACAAATGAGAAAAGATGGAAGTGATTTTAAAAAGATCTTAGATCCCGCAAAGTACTAAGGAATTCTATGGCAGGACAAATTAGACCCAATAAAAAGGGCATGAAAATACTCTATGCCATTATGAAAACACCCAAAGATCAACAGCAAAACCGTAAAACTAAAGCACCCGCTAAGGTTCGCTATGGTTGGAGTGTTGATACCATAACGGCGCAATAATAAGGAATTGTAATGGCAAAAAGATCGCCTAAGAAGAAAAAGAAAATAGAAAAAGTAATGCGTGAATTTGAGCACGATGAATTGCATAGTGGATCGAAGAAAGGTCCTATCGTTAAAAAACGTGATCAAGCAGTAGCTATTGCACTTTCTGAAGCGCGTCACATTAAAAAGAAAAAGAAGCATAAAAAGAAATAGGGTCATACTAATACTTCATATTGCTGAAGTATTTTCCTTGGGTTCCCCCTGTTATTTTATTAACAGGGGGACTTGTATGGGAAGGGTAGAGGTAGAAAAAGATATGGATAAAAAGGAAACGTATGGGCAAATATTAGCCCGACTTGGTGATAAAGCAGTTGAGCTTGAGGATGATATTGTTGAATATCGCCGTGAAATCGAACGAGATGTTATTAAAGATATCTGGCAAACAATTTACAAAGCAATAAAAGATCCGATTTATATATTGCGTGATTTTTATATTGTAGTTCTTAATAAAATTGAAAAAATTGGCGGTGTGCCGCGAACATTTGTACTTGCGCGTAAGTCATGCCCTACACCAGTTTATAAACAATCAGTTTTTAAATATCGACATTTATCAGGTGAACTCGAGTTTCTTTGGGTAATTCCACAACAAGATCTTTATTATCATTTATTGCAAAACTTGAGTGCATCATTAGCAGATCCTAAGACAGCAGATCTTGCTAAGTTTTGCCATTTGATGGAATCAGGTAAGCTGCTTGAGTGGGTAAAAAAAGAAAATGGTGAACGTCCTGATGCAGTAATCAAAATCCAAAAGGAGAACGTATGTTCCTAGAAACAGAAAATACGATTGAAGAAACAAATATTGCCCAAGAAGCAGTAGTAGAAGAAATTTCACAACAACCCCAAGAGAGTCTTAAAGAACAAAATTTACGCATTATGCGCGAGCGTGTTGAACAAGCAGAAAAACGTGCCCAAGAACTTGAACGTGCGATGCAACAATACCAACAGCAGCCTAGTAAACAATCAGAACAAGAATCTCCTAATTTTGATTTCTCCGTTGATGATGATGCGTATCTTGAAGGCAAACATCTCAAGAAATATAACGCAGCAGTAACTGCACAAATGAAACAGATGAAGCAAGAGATGGAGCAGTATAAGCAGCAAGTATCATTAGCTGCTGCTGAAGCACGACTAAAAGGGAGCCTCTCTGACTTTGATGCAGTAGTGTCAGACGATAACTTGAAGACGCTTAAAATGATGTACCCCGAAGATTATGCCTGTTTGATGACTAATCCTGATTTATATACCAAAGGCAAAGCTGCTTATAATATGATTAAGCGCTATGGAATTACGCAAGACTATACGGCTAATGAAAAAAAGCTTGCTGAAAATAAATCAAAGCCACGCTCATCGGCTACAGCACCATCACAAGTTGCTGATACGCCCCTTACGCGTGTAGGTGATTATGATCGCAGTATTTTAACTGAAGATCGAAAAAAACAAATTCTACAGCAAGTAGCGCAAGCAAAGATGTTTCGTTAATATATATTTATAGATCTTGCTTCTGGCATTAGATCGAGATCCTTTTACTGGGAGCAAGATCTATAATCACATTATATGCCTTTATTCATGCTATCCCCTTGTGATGCTTGTTTATTACCTTTCTAGTGTCATGAGGGGATGTGCAAACCGTGACAAATAGTCACAAGTTGTGGAATTATTATGAAATGGATTAAAGTATCTGACCAAAAACCACCGAAAGATACACGTTTTCTATATGATAATGGTGAGCGAATAACAATAGCTACTTGGCATGATATTCCTTTCTATAAAAATCTTCTTAAAACAACTGAAAGAGATTATTGTCGAAATGAGTTTTGCGCTCAAAATAATCATTACTTTCTTTTTTGTGAAGGTCTTTTAGATATACAACCCGATCACTATTGGCTACCACTTCTCAATAGACCTTAATAATTTTTCTTGATCATTCCCACACTTCTTTTTTATGCTACTCCTATCGGTGTATTGGTGTTCATCGAGCCAGAGAGTAGTGATCTTTATTCACATCGGTGTATTGGTGTTCATCGAGCCAGGGATGTATCCGAGCCTCATCCTACTCAGTCTCAAGTCATATTATTAATGAAGCGCTATATATTTTTTATATGTATAGCAGTGGGAGTATGTAATGATTACAACTACAACAACGCTTCCAGCGCCTAAACTGTAAGATGGGCGCGTTAAACTTTGGGTGATTACATGGAAAGTCTAAACATATATACTATATGCTGTACTAAAAATGGTGCAACATATAAAGAAAGGTATATATGCAAGATAACCAGAGGCAAACGCATTTAGCGTATGTAGCAGGAGTAATGGATTCTGATGGATGTTTTATGATTACAAGACATAAAAGAAAAACACAGCGCAAGGATTATCCACACATTGTAGAGCAATGGTCGTGGACTTATATGCCTAGTGTTAAAATCTGTCAGATCGAACCTGAAGCCATTAACTTTATTAAAGAAGAATTGGGTTATGGCACTATAACGCTTGGTGGCGCTCGTCCATCTCGTCCAAATTCGATGCCTATTTATCAATGGGGTATAAGAAATAGAAAGCAATTGGTTCCATTTCTTGAGGCGATATTACCGTATTTAAAAATTAAGAAGCATAAAGCTGAATATCTTCTTAATTATTGTAATACTGCGCAAAACATTGATGAAAGAAGTAAGCGTAGATTTGGACTCGATAAGGATGAGCTAATTTATCGGGAGGACTCGTATCAAAAAATGCGAGAGCTCAATGGTAAAAAAGTAGCCGCAACGACTAAGTCCCAGGGACGCGAGAGCGTAAGCGATAGTCTAAACTTATAGGAAACTATAAGAGGGAGATCCGAAGAGGTTTCCCCGCCTTACGAAAATTTTATAGTAAGGTCAGTAGGGTTTCATCAGCCCGAAAGTAATAGCATGGTGCAGCAGTATTTTGATGACGTACTTTTATCAGTAAGAACACCAAATCTTATTCATAAATTAGGTGCTATGTCAAAACGCTTGCCAGCAAAGGGCGGAAGAACCTTGCGTATGCGTCGCTATGACCGTTTACCAACAGCACCAATACCATTAGGACCATCTGGATCAACACCACCACCAACGCCATTAACGGCAGTTGATATTGATGCAACTATGAGTTTTTACGGCCAATATATTGCAATTAACCAGCAGGTTACTCTTCAAAACCAGGACCCTAAAAAGAATGGGGTCTTTAAACTTTCTCTGATTGACTTGGAAGCCTACAACGCAATTGCGTTAGGGTGACAAGGGCGAAGGATTTTTAAGAGGATGTTCATGAAAACGCGAGTTAAGACTTCTCATCTCAAGCATACATTCAAAACGTTTTTCGGTTGCCCAATCGGAAAGCCTTTTGCTACCTATGTTCTGACATGTATATCTATACTTAGCCATAACTTCGGCTTGGCGTTTCTTGATAATAAGATATGGGTAAATAACAAAAATAACATAATCGAGCATAGGGCCGGTAGCTTGCCAATTATAGACGGGACGAGTGAATTTCTTTTTGCTGGTCCATCTATAACGAGATTCTTTGGATCCTCCAAAGGTTTCCTCAAGCCATATAATCAAGGATTCATCACAACTGGTTACTTTGAGCAGCGAATGCCATTGGAAACCATTTCCGTATCTTCCTTGCTTAACGCGTCCAATATAGAAGCAACCTTCTCCATCAATAATTCCCGCAAGATATGCTATTTGTTCGATCGTATGTTCTGTTTTAAATTTAACAATTCTTCCCATATACATCCCTTCGTTAATAATATATCAGTTATTAACGAAAAAGTCCACGCTGAACGACTAAGCGAGAAAGGCCCGAAAGGGTATTCGATAGTCTGACCTCCATTCGAAAGATGGAGAGGTGAACCCGAAGAGGTTCACCCGCCTAATTCTAAAACAATCTATTTAGAATTAGGTCACAAAAGTAACAGATTGGTCCTTAATGAAACAGCTGAGCTTTTAGGTCTTTCACTGAGAATGACCGAAGATCAGCTCACACGTGATATGCTTGCGTCCACCGCAACAATCTACAATTGTACCGGTGGTACTAATGGCGATAATCCAACTAATTTATCGCTTTCAGATTTTAATGAAGTAACTGCTGCATTACTTTCTGATGATGCATGGATGATCTTTGATGCACAAGAAGGTGAAGATCGTTTCGGTACTGGACCAGTGCGTGATGCGTACTTAGCGCTTGGCCATACCAAGCTTTCCACTGATTTAAATAATCTTAATGGATTCTTGCCAAAGTGGAATTATCCAAATAATAACAATACTCTCAGATCAGAATTTGGTTCGATTAATAACGTACGCGTTATGTTATCATCCGTTGGCTCGATTACTCCAAATGCATCAGCACTTGGTAGTGATGTATACAACGTATTTGTGCAAGGTATGGAAGCGTTAGCATGCGTATACCAAGATAATTATTCAGCACAGTTTTTATATCGTCCTCCTGTATTTTCTGATCCACTCTTCCAAAATGTGACACTCGGATATGTGTTTGCTGAAGTGCCACGCATTCTTAACGACTTATGGATCATTAACATGCGTTGTACGCTTGCATAAAAGGAGATATCATGAGCGTTGTTTTTTCGGGTAATTTAAGTGGTACTTTCACTTCAACCGGTGTAGCGAAATTATTAGAATTTCCTACCGGTGTTGACTGGTGTTATGTGCGTAACAATACCGTATCCTATGCAGCAGGTGCGGGTACTGGTGCTGAATTCTTTTGGCAGCGCGGTATGACTAATGGTCGCGGGACTATCTATACTA